AATTCCAAGAAATACCTTTGGTACAAAATTGGAATTCGAAGTTTTTGATTCAAACAATAATTCAGAAACACTATCGGCTTATTCATCAATTAAATTAAGAGCATTTAATCCAAGAAATGAAGAAGTATTTTCTGGAGTTATTGATGAATCTTTAACCGGATCTGTTGATAAAATTCATTATACATTTAAAGAGGGTGATCTTGGGTTGAATGGAATTTATTCTTTATATCTTGATTTTATAAAAACTAGCGGATCTACAATTGTATATAAAAATTCAGTTGAAGCTGGTACAATAAAGGTAAATTAATAAAATGAAAAAAATAGAAAATTATATTTTGAATCAATTATTTGAAATGAAAGATGCTACAAAAGAGAATCAAATTTTAAAAGCGATAAAAAAAGGTGAATCTGCATGTCTTTCATTTGCAAAATTTTTAATAAAAAATAATCAGCAAATTGATGACAGACTTTTAATTAAAATACTAAATCAACCAACTGTATTTGATCAACTCATCAAATTTCTGTCAAAAAGCAACATCGATCCGGAAAAAGTAAATTTTAGTGAATTTGTTTTAAACAAAATTTCAGAAAATGACTGATCATCTATGATTTATGCTATATATTTAATAAAAAATAATGAATTTATTGATAGAAGGTTTTTAGAAAGTATTGCAAAAGATGGAGTTCACTCTAGAATGTTCGCTCATTTTTTAATTGAGAATAACATACAAGTAAATAAAATAATTTTAAGCGGCATTTCACAAGATATAGGTGAAGCTTATCGTTTTGCCAAATTTTTAATTGAAAATAATAAAGAAGTTGATAAAATAATTTTAAATGGTATAGCAGATGATGCTCATTTTTCTTTTAATTTTGCAAAATTTTTAATAGTAAAAAACAAACAAGTTCCAGAAATAATATTAAGTGGAATAAAAAAAGATCCAATTTCAAATTCTGCGTATAATAGATTTTTAAGGGATAAGGATAAATTAAAGCATATAAAATGAATATAAAAGAAGAATTTGATAGAATACTTTTAGAATATTTAGATCAGCATGATGCTGAATTGTATCGATATGCAAAATCTTACGAAAAACTATCTCCTCAAGAACAGGAAGATTATTATTTTGACATAGATGATTTTAATAATTGACTTGAGGAAGAATTTGGTGATGATTATGATCGATTTGATGATCCGAAAAATATTCCAAGTGATTTAAAAAAAGAATATTTAATGACATCTCCTATTTTTAATGAAAGAGAAAGAGAACAATTATTTACTAATATGGAATTTCAGAGATTTTTAAAGCCTCAATGACTTGTTCATTTTACAGATGACGCAAAATCAATAGCATATAATGGTTTTAAATATGGTGTAAAAGAATGAGAGCATTTGCCATTTTCAACCGACTATAAAAACACATCTTCTGTAAAAAAATATGGTGGATATAATTTTGCATACTTACCAGAACACGCAACAAGATATGGACTAGAAAGAGGCAGGGGGAAATATGGAAAGGAAGCTGTTATGTTCCAATCTTCGGGAACTCTATGATATCATTATGGAGATCAAGAGCCTCAAGTTATTTTTTGAGGAGCAAATGCAAAGAATATTATACCTATAAACAATTCAGGTGGAATATGATATTTAACTATAAAAGATAGAGACATGAGTTTTGATGATAATCTAGAAAATGCCATTTGATGAGTTGTGCAAAATTATGATCAATATAGAAAGCCACTCAAAAAAAATAGATTTGGAAAGAAAATAGGTGGACATAAATAAATTACAACAATCATTTGATTATAATCAAGAAATAATAATTGATGGAGAAATGTTTTCATCCAATGATTCTTGTATTATAATAAATTTATATCATAAACTCAATGATAAAAATAAAAACCTTCTCCTTTCATTGAGTCCAAAAAAAATCAAGCATATATCAAAAAGAATCTACAAACAAATGGATGGAAACATATTTTAACCAATCTATATAATGTTAATACAAACAATGAGGTAATTATGGATTTTAGCAAATTAACTGCTTTTGAAAGACAATTTTATGAAAAAGTTGTAGAAAGTTCAGATCTTTATAGAAATGAAGAAGATGAAAATTTTCTTCATTGATTTTTTACAGAAATGTGAAATAATTTAGATTATAAAACAGAAAATAGACCTGTTATAGTATTCTCAACTCCATCAAAAACGGGGACGGATTTTTTCAGACTACGAATTCCTTTATATAATCTATTTAAACATCACGCAGATAAATTTTATATTATATTTACTGATAATTTTAACTTAAATATGATTAAATTTACCGACATTATTGTACAACATAGAGCTGGCGATCTGCATGTTTATTTAAATGATGTTATAAATATGTGACCAAAAGGATTTAACAAGCCATTAATTCAGCACGATGTTGATGATAAGGAATTTTCACTACCAGATAGTCATCCACTAAAAGAAGCATGAATTAAGCATGGTAAAGATAAGATGTCAATTAAGCAATTAACTCATGCTGATTTTGTCACGACAACAGGAATGACATTAAAAAGAACATTTGGTAACTTAAATAAATCAAATAAAGTTTATATTGTTCCTAATGCTTTTCAATGGAAAAATGATCAATGAAGAAATTTATCTAAAGAAGAAAAAGAAAGTACAAAACCAGATTTGGCAAAAGGAAAGGCTACAATTGGATGAGCAGGATTAACATCACACTTTCCGGATTTAATGAAAATGCTTGATATATTCAAAAAAGTACAGGGAAAAGTAGATAAGGATCTTATTCATTTTATTTTATCTGGTATGCCTGTTACGGATATTATGCATCAAAAACTTCCTGATGGCAGAATAGTTGACGTACCAACACCACAGCATCTTACTTATAAATATAAATTAATGAATGGATTTGACAAGTTTCCAGGATACCTTCCTACTTTAGGCTCTGAATCTTGTACTTTTCAAGATGTAAAAGGATTATTTAATTATGGTGAGTTTTATGATCAGTATGATATAAATTTAGCTTATCTTGCAGAAAAAAGTGGATTCAATAAATCAAAGTCTGCAATTAAGGTGATAGAAGGTTTTAAAAAGGGAGCAATTTCGGTATGAACTCAATTTGGTGGATATGAGGAATTTTGCTCAAACCTTCCGGATGAATTAAGATCTGTTGCTCTAAAACATATGGCAGCAGAGAACGACGATCAATTTGCTGAAAATATTGTTTATTGAGTAAATAATAAGGACGAAAGAGAGAAGTGATCAAAAATATTTAAAGATTATGTGACAGAAGTTTTTGATATTGAAAAGGTTAACGAAAAAAGATACGATTTATATGCAAAAACGATAATTTAATCTATATAATGGTATGATGAAAAAAATTTTGATAGATAAGTTAGAAGAAAAAATTTTATTCATGGAAAATTTTTGTATGTTTAACAAAACTCTTACAAACAAAGAAATGATAGAGTTAAGAACCGCAAATTCATTAATTGATTTTGGAAAATACAAATGTCTTTTGGAATTAAAAAAAGAAATTGAGGAAAATTTTTAAAATGGCAAAAACAATTCCTGTAAAAAGAGAAAAGCAAAATTTAAATAAAGCTGTATTAGAAGCTATGATCGACTTAAATTTGCCAATTAGTAACTTGGTAAAAGAAGGTGCTGAGATTGGAATGAACTCGTTAAAGAGTCCAAAAAACCCTCTTGAGGGACCTAGTAAAAGTGAGTTAACTGCTATTATGCAACAAAAGATTAAACAAGGAATTGTAGAATTTTTTAAGGACTTTAAATTAGACGAAGATAAGATTCATATGGAAGGAGCAACTTCAGCAACAATTAGTGATGGTTCTGGTGGGACTTATGTTATTTTCTTTAACCTTTTTTCTTATGAACCACCTTCAGTACAAATCGAATCAATGAAAAAAATAAATTATGGACAAACAAACAATTTATAGGAGGATTTATGAACGAAACATTTAAGTTTGTGGAAATTTTTGATCAAGTAAGAGAAATTTTTGAGGATGCATCTATTGATCACGAAAAGGCAGCGGAAAAAGGAAATTTGGCAGCAGCAAGAAGAGCTAGAACCAAGCTTCAGCAAGTAAGAAAGCTTTTGGGCGAGTACAGAAAAGAAAGTACTTTGCAATTTTCTAAAGCAAAATAAATAAGTTTTAGTAAAACAAACGAGCCTCGGAATCCGAGGCTTTTTTTATTATATTTTTCATATATAATAATAGATAAACATCTATATGCCAAGGATTTAAAAATGGATTTTGAAAAAATAAAAGACGATCTTATTCCTTTAAATAAAAAAGATTCTTTAGTTGAATTAAATTATAAAGAACTAAACCACATCTCAGGAAAAGATAGTAAAAACATTCTAAAAAAAACTGATTGGATAAAATCAACAGTTACTATTGTCGGTTATTCTCCAAAATATAATGTGTTGGCTTTTAGAGTAAGATCTGTGTCAAGGCCAAAGCTTGAGCATATATCTTATGTTCAGTTTACAAAAATGCAAGATGCTAAAAAGAAGGTTCGTGGAAAAATTTTTGATAGTTCGTCTGAGCTTAGAGATTTAATTATAGATGTAATAAAAGATGATATAAAAGTTCACTGTAACTGCGAAAGTCACCAATATTATAGATCTTATCAATTAACACAGATGGATGCTGCAATTTTTCCAGAAGAAAGACCTCCTGTGATCAATGATCCTTCGCTACAAAGAGTTCATATGTGCCATCATTTATTTGCTGTAATGAAATATATTGAAAAATTTGAAGAGCATTTGGTTGTTTATTTGACAATAAACGAAAAAGATTTTGCTCATTCTATTAAAAATAAAGAAGTTCTTGCTATGAAAAAAGAACAGTTGATTACTGTTGTAAAAAAATGAACTTCATTAATTGGTAGGCAGACTGGTGACAAGAAACTTCAAAAGAAAATGCAAGATAGAATTTTCAAATATCTAAGCGAAATTAAGGTATTTACAAAAGATTTAAATAAGTTTGGATTGTAATATGAGAAAATTAAAAGAAAATCTAGACCCAGAATCGGTAGTTAAAACGACAGATGATTTTGCTGAATATTTGGTAAATAACTTTATTCCAAAAGAGCAAAGAAATAAAGTTGAGCATGATTTATCAAATATTATTATGGATACTTTTGAAGAATATATGGAAGAAAATGAAAATCCGACAGAAGATGAGATTATTCAAAATTTAAATCAAAGAGAAGATCAACTAGGAGAATTTCCAATGAAAGAGCTATTTAATATTGATATACAATCGGTTATTGATAGTATTGTAAAGAGATCATTGACAGAAGCGGAGGTGCCCTTGGGACCAGATGAAAAGCCTGTCGATGATCAAGAAACTGTTGCAAGAAAAGCAAAAATGTCAACCGAGTTTGATGATCTTTCTGCAAATGATTTAAACGGACCCGATCCTTTAAAAATGAAACCAGAAGAAACAACTTTACTTAATGCTATTGAAGAGTATGCAAATCAAACAGGTAAACAAATGCATATTCAAGAATTTAAAGATATTATTCTTGGAATTCTTCATGAATTTGATGATGCAAGAAAAATAGGTCAATTAAAAAGATTTATAGGGACTCTAGCAAATACAACAACGAACTTAAGAGAGCCACAAGAATATGAAGAGGATGTTGATTTAGGAGGTGGAGAAGAAATGCCTCCGGATATTGGAGGCGAAGAACCTGATCTTGGAGCAGAGCCAGAAACGAGTCGGAATGGGCAAGAAGGAGAGTCCGAGTTAGATAGTTCAGAAATGGAAAATAAGATGAAAGAGAAGAAGAACTCACTTCAAGGACAGTAATAAATGAGAAGAATTAATGTAAATAAATTAAAAGGAGGGAAAGGTGATAAAACAGATCCCTCATCTTTGAATCAAAAAGAACTTAAAGTTGGTGTTGCTGTAGAAAAAGAACATACAAGTGATACAGAAGAAGCCACAGAAATTGCAACTGATCACTTATCTGAAATTCCTAATTATTATTTAAAGCTTATAAAAGCAGGTCTTGTTGACGAACCAAAAGCTCTTAAAAAAGCAAAGAAATTGAACATAGAAATGCATAAATCAATCAAAAATCAGCTTCTTGAAAAAAGTATAATAAAAGAAGATTTGACAAGATCAGATATAGAGCTTATTAAGAGATTAATCTTATCTGCTTTTGAAGGATGGTTACAAAATCTATTTACCAGAAGATCAATGACATTAACCGGAATAAGTTGAAAAGAATCAAGAGATAAAAAAGGAAATTTAATTCGAGAGGCTCTTAAGAAGTCCGAATTAACAGATATAGAAGATGCTACTCATATGGGAGGTATTCATCCAAAATATATTGGTGTTGATAAATTAAAAAAAAAACATATGGCGAAGCCTAGCGATCTCCCTTTTGGTCCATGAGCAGATTATGCAGCTTCGAAAATAGCAAAACAAGTTAATCCAAATTATCCAGCCACAAGAGTAAGAAATTTTCAGGGAAGCGTAGCGTCAGAGCAAGAGATGTTAAATGCCGCCCCATATAGGCCAGAGAACCCCATAGAGCTATCCAAAGATGATCTTAGAGCAATTGTTCAAGATGCTGTCTTAAATTGAATGCTGGGGAATCATGACGCTAATAAGAAGCAATTTATAAGAAACGAAGATGGTCAATTAATTGGGATTGACAAAACTCAATCATTTAAGTTTTATGGAAAAGATAAACTTGATATTAATTATTGACCAAACAATTCCAGACCTTATATCAACATTGTTTTAGAAGCTTGAAGAGATGGATTAATTGATCTAGATCCAAAAGACTTTGGAATTGCAATTAAAAAAATTCAACAAATTCCGGATGATAAATTGAGAAGATGAGTTTATCCTTATGCAACAGAAGTTGAAAAAGCAAAAAGAACTCCTGGCGAAAGAGATAATCTTATTAAAATGATTTTGGAAAGAAAGCATAATTTATTAAAAGATTATACTCAATTTTTATCAAAGTTGATGAATAAAAACATTCAATTGGAGTCGGTAATAAAAGAAGAATTGGAAAATCTTGATCAAAGATATATGTCAGCTATAAAAGAAAATAATATGGAGTTGGTGAATCAAATTGTAAAAGAAGCAGCTAATTCCGCTGGCTATACAATAGGTCCTGTTTATCATGGATCAAAATCCGATAGTATTACTATTTTTAAATGAAAAGATTCTGGAATTTGGTTTGCTAATGATAAATCTAATGCCGAACCTCATGGGCACGAAACTCCAAGCAGAGTTTATGAAGTTTTTTTAAGTCCAAAAAGAATATATGAACCAACGGAGGATGAGATCAAAGAATGAACGAGATCCTCTCATCCTCTTGCCTATACGAGAAAGTTATGAACAATTCAGCATATGCCGGATACTATTAAAGTAAAGGAATATGCATGAGTTGTTTTTGACCCAAGACAAATTAAATTAGCAGATTCTATAATTTATGATAAAAAAGGAAATATAATTCCTCTTTCCAAAAGATTCAATTCAAGTTCAAAAAAAATAACAGAATCAACAGATAATACAGTTGATGGATTGCGTTGACAACAAGCAGAAGTTTCTTTTTCTGTTTTATCAACAGGAGATGTTCTTTTTAAATGAAATCAAGGATATGATTTAATGTTAAATGATGAGCATGGTTGAATAGGAAATATTGATGATTACGCAAGACAAAAAGGCTATAAAAAACATATATTAATGTATAATGCCCATAATATCATGAAATCTATGGGAAATGACTTAAATTATAAAGTAAGAAAATCAAAAAGAGTCTTAGATGGAAGGTTTTGGTACGGAAAAGATTATGATATAGTAGCATTTAGAGGACAGAGAGAGAATGTTTTTAAATATCATAATATTTGATTTAACTTTTTAACAAGATTTAAAGATCATGATCAAATTTATTTAGATATTCCAAAATCAGGAAAACCTGTTTTGATGACATGAGAACAATTATCTCAAAAGCAAGCAACTCATCAAGATAAATCCGATCAAATCAAACAATCAGATGAATGACTTGATAAATTATATCAAAGAGCAGGAATACATGAGGTAGATTAATGAATTTTGATTGAAAAATAGCAAAGAAAAAGGTTATTAGCATATTCGTAGCAAGAGAAATTGCTAAATGCAAAAAAAATCCTGAGTATTTTCTTGAGAATTATTGTAAAATCTTAACAGAAAAAGATGGTCCACAACCATTTAAGCTATACGATTTTCAGAGACATAAATGTATTAGAACATTTTTAAAACATAAAAGGGTTGTTATAGGAAAAGGAAGACAGACTGGTGTTTCTACTATTGTGGGCGGATATATTTTATGAAACATGATCTTCAGAGATTATTTTTCCGCAATTATTATATCAAAAGATAAAGAAGCTGCACAGGGGCTTATAAAAAAAGTCCAGATAATGATTAATTATATGCCAGAGTGACTCCATCCAAAACAAACTGTAGATAACAAACAGTCTATAGAATTTGCAAACGGTTCTTATATACAGGCATTTGCTTCGTCTACAGAATCTGGTCGTTCATTTTCTGCAAAATTGTTGGTTTTTGACGAATGTGCCTTCATTCGTGAGAGTTCGAGTATTTGAAGAGCGGCCCAGCCCACTCTTTCTAAAACTCAGGGAAGTTTTATTGCACTATCAACTCCTAATGGGAGAAGTAATTTTTTTGCGAATTTATATTTTGGGGCACCGGAAAATGGCTTCAAAGCAGAAACTATTATGTGAAACGAGATGCCTGAAAGAGATGATGTCTGAAAGGAAGAACAAATAAGGGATCTTGGGGAAAAATCCTTTGCTCAAGAATTTGCCGTGGATTTCCAGCAGTCAGGAGGAACTGTTGTTGATCCAAAAGATATAACATGAGTAGAAGAGTTTTGCAAGAGTGATCCGGTTGATATGATAAATATAATAAATAAAAAGGGTCATACTTTAAACAAAGAAAAAGAATTTTGAATATGAGAGGAACCAGATCCTCAATTCAAATACATTATTTCTGCTGACTCCGCAAGAGGAGATGGAGAAGATTTTTCTGCATTTTCTGTGTTTAAAATGCCAAGGGAGATAGAAAAAGGAGGAACTGTATATCAAGTTGCTGAATTTAAGGGTAAGATTAAAACAGATATTTATGGAGAAGCGTTAACTATAATTGGCAAAAAATACAATGACGCAATATTGATTGCAGAAAATAACGGACTTGGAGTTGCTGTTCTTAATGAAATAGTAAGAAGAGATTATCCAAATTTATATTATACAGACAGAGCCTCAAAGCAGGTTTCTATATGAGAGAGCATCAATATTCAATCAACAGGTACAGTTCCCGGATTTTCTACAACGGTCGCCAATAGACAAAGATTGATTCCGAATTCATTAGAAAAAGCTATTAGACAAAAAACGCTGATAATGAGAAGCAAAAGGTTTATCAATGAATGCTGATCTTGGCTTTGAATTGATGGAAAAGCTATACATGATGATGGATGTAACGACGACTTAATGATGTCAACTGCTATCTTTACTCACTTATATGAAACATCATTGGAAGAGCAAAATATAAGTGAAGAAAAATTTACATCTATCACTAATGTAATATTAAATAACAGAGAAGAAAAAGTAAAAGAAATGGAAATTCTACAAAATAGATTAAAATTAAAAGAATCTAAGAATCCATGAATTTATCAGTATCAAGATTCTCAGATTCATAAAGGTGATGACGGAACGTGAGATTTGAGAGAGTTGATAAGATAATCTATATAATTTAAACAATATTAAGGAAGTTAAAATGGCAAAAATTAATGTAACTAAAATAAAAAATTCTCCTATAGATTCTCAACAACCGCTTCCGTCAAGCATGTACTCTAATTATGCAAAGCAAATTGACCCAATAAGAAACGATATACAAAAAAAAGATTATGAAAAAATAAGCGTAACAAAAGAGCAAGGTAAGTTTTATAAATTAAGAAAACTTATTTTAGGGCCAGATGTTATACCAAACACAAATATAAAATTAAACTCAAACCTTTCTCAAAGTCAATTAAGAAAGATAGAAAGACAAGAAAATTATTATAGAAGAATTCAATCTACCATCAATTGAGGAATTACAAGAAATGATGGTGATAGAAGATTGCGTTATATGGAATATGATAGAATGGAATGAATGACTCCGGAAGTAGGAAGAGCTTTAGATGTTCTTGCAGCAGATGCAACTACAATAAATCAAGATGGGAATGTGGTTACAATTCAATGTTCAAACGAAAAACTTGAGGAAGAAGTTAAGTTTTTATTTAATGAAATTTTAGATTTAAATAGCAATGCTTTTCAGTATATACGGGATACCATGAAATACGGTGATTCTTATTATATGATTCATATGGATGCAAAAAAAGGTATTAAAAAATTAGTACCACTTCCGGTAGAGCATGTTGATAGAGAGGTTGGTTTTGATGAAAATAATCCATTTGCATATAGGTACAGAGTAGCATCAATGGGTGGAGATCCTCTTGAACCTTATGAGATTGCTCACTTTAGATTGAAAACAACAATGGATTTTGATGAGTACGGAAAATCAATTCTTGAAAATGGAAGAAGAATCTGAAGACAGTTAATTACTCTAGAAGATTCGATGATTATTTATCGTCTCGTTCGTGCTCCTCAAAGAAGAATTTTTTATTTTGATATTGGAAATATTAGATCAGATCAAATTGAAGCTGCTGTCAATAAATTTGCAAATTCGTTCAAAAAAGATAGAATTTACGATCAAGATGGAGTTGTTGATTATAGATTATCTCTTCAACCAATTCACAAGGATAGCTCAATTCCTTTATTGGATGGTAGAACTATTACTATTGAAGAATTAGCAAGAGAATATGAAGAAGGAAAAGAAAATTGAGTTTATTCAATTGATGACAAAACTCACAAAAATGTTCCCGGCAAGGTGAAGTGGTGCGGTAGAAACTTTGAAAATGCAGAAATTCTTAAAGTAGAGTTGGATGATGGAAGTTATGTATTGTCACATCCAAGTCACCCATTCATATTAAGAGACGGATCTTCTTTGGTAGCAAAAGACTTGCAAGAAAATATGAGCTTAATGCCTTTTTATGCAAAAATTAATAAGAATGGTTATGAAGAGGTTTATGATCCCGGAATTAATAAAGACGTAAAAACGCACACGTTCGTAGCCAGAGATGTTTATAGAGAAGAATTCAGATTATTGGATGAAAATTTTAATCATACTCAAAATACAGTTCCGATTGTTCATCATAAGGGAGTTGGATCAAAAAATAATTCTTTAAATAATAGTCCAACAAATCTTGTTCCAATGACATTTTTAGATCATAGAATTTTACATAGTAGTGTAGGAAGAGAAAATCTTATAAAATGAAATAAAACAGAAGAAAATAGACAAAACACAATACTTTATAACAAACTTCTCGATAAAGGTAGAAGAATGGGATCTAAGTATAATGGAACGGATTTACATAAAGAACATAATGAGATTAGAAGAGAAGCTCAGTTGAAACATTGAGCTAATGGCGGTCATATAAATCCATCTATTAAATTCGATAGTTTTATTTGAAATAAATTAGAAGAAAAATTTAGAAGCAAAGAAATTTATAAACAATATGATGCTATAAACTTCTTAAATAATGAGTTGATGGATTATATTCTTGAAATTAATAAAGATTGTCAAAAAATTCAAAATACAAAGAAGATCGAAAGACATGCGTTTAATGTTATTATAAAAAGAGAGCTTGGTTGTCTTTATGAAGAATTTAGAAACAATGTTTTGAATGAAGAAAAAGTTTTAAATCATAAAGTTAAATCAGTAAGTGAGTGGCATGAAAGAGCAGATGTTTATTGTATGACGGTTGTTGGACCAAATGATGAAAATGATAGACACAACTTTGCAGTAATTCCTTTTGACATGAATACAGAAGATCATTACAATAGATATAGTGGAATCAGAATTCTGAATAGCATCGAAGAGGATTATGTGATACCTAAGCGCGGCAATCAAGATGGAAATAAGATTGATACATTAGAATCGCAAGAATGAGCGGCAATTGATGACGTAAATTATATTCATCAAAAATTTATTACATCTCTTGGTGTTCCAAATTCTTATTTAGGATATGAAGAAGCTCTAAATAGTAAATGTTTACATCCAGATACTTTAATTCCTTTATTGAATGGAAGAGAATTAACTATTAAACAAATTGCTGATATGTTTGAATCTGGAGAAATAAAAGAAAATGAGCTTGAAGTTTATAGTTATGATGTAAATTCAGATTCCATTATTCCTGGTAAGATTACATTTGCAGAAAAAACAAGATTAGATGCTCAATTAGTAGTTGTTCATTTAGACAATGGAGAAAGTATAACTTCTACTCCTGATCACCATTTTATATTAAGAGGTGGAGAGGAAATTGAAGCTCAAGACTTAAAAGAAGGTGATAGTTTACAGGCATGTTATAGAAGAAAATGGCATTTAGGATTTGGAAGAGAAACTTTATATGAGCAAGTTTATCAGCCATCAAAAGATAAATGGGTATGAACTCATAAGATGGTTGATAATTATTATAACGGCATAATTGAAAAAAATGGATATGATGAAAATGGGAATTTCAGCAATAAAAATCTAACAATAATTCATCACAAAGACTTTAATCAATTTAATAATTCTTCTATTAACCTTCAAAGAATGGGAATTTATGAACATAGTGCTTATCACAAAGACCTTGTTAGAAAAAATATAGATAACAATCCAGAATGAAAAGATAGACTTAAGAATTATATGCTCGAAAGAACTCCAGAAGAGAGATCTGAGATTGCATTAAGAGGATATCAAGGAGAGGTTGGAGAAAAAAGAAGAGAAAAAACGGTAGAATTAAACAAACAAAGAGAGTCTTATAAAGATTTAGCAAGAGGTTATAAAGAAAAATTCCCAGATGGAAGACCTGATCTTCAAAGAGAAAATAGTGTTAGATGAGTTGAAAGACCTTCAATTGAAAAAATAGAAGAATTTGCAAAATCATATACTGGTCAAGCGAAGCTTGTTGATATGTCAAAAGAAATGGGCTATGACTGAAGAGTTGTTCAAGATGCAATTAGAAATTCTGATTATAAAACAGTTCCATCTTTCTTTAATGAGCATTTTGGATTTATTCATCAGAGAGCAGGCGAAACAAGATTGGAATATTTTAAGAATATTTCTGCTAACGTTGACTCAAAAGAACAATTTAAGAATAAGTTTAATGTTACAGAAAAAAGATTTAACTCTATTTTGGCTTATCATAAATTTAACGAGGAAAGTTGAAACAAAGAGTTGAGAGGAAAATGTTACAATCATAAAGTCGTAAAAGTTGAGTGATTAGAAGAGAAAAGTGATACTTATAATATGGAAGTCTTTGATGAGCAACAGAATCACAATTTCTTAACCTCGGCTAACATTGTTTGTAAGAACTCAACTTTGGGCAATGAAGATATTCGCTATTCTCAGTATGTTCAAAGAATTCAAAAATCATTCTTACAAGAACTTGAAAAGTTAATGCTTATTCATTTGTTTGTTCGTGGATATAAAACCTACGATATTACTGATATCAAAATTAGTTTAACCAATCCATCACATATCAATGAATTACAAGAATTAGAAATTTTCCAAGCAAGATTAAGTGCAGAAAGAGATGCTAAGGATAGTAAATCGTTCTCGTCTTATTGAATTAAAAAGAATGTTTGAAAAATGACAGATCAAGATATTGAAGATGAAGAAAATCAATTAATTAGAGATAGTATCAGAAACTTCGTATTTGCTCAAGGAGAAACTGGAGTATTCTTAACTGTAAAAGATGTTCTTGATTATAATTCAATAGAAGCTCAGGCTGCTAAAGAAGCAGGTGGAGGAGGAATGGATGAAGGTGGTTTAGGTGGAGGTGGCGGAGGAATGCCAGGATTAGATGGAGGTATGGGAGGAGGAGATATGGGAGGAGGAGATATGGGAGGTATGGAAGAGCCTCCTTCGCCAGATTTAGATCTTAATGATGTAGAAGCTCCAGATACTCTGGTAAGTCCAGATGAAATTAATCAAGATATAGAGGATAATAACGCATAATGAAAGATGGTAATAGTTTTTCTTGTTTAATGACTTATTTTGATGGATCAATTTGTGATAAATTAAAGTCATTTATTAAATCAAAAGGAATAAACAATTTAGATCAAGAGGGTCAGTCTATTTGTGATCATGTTACTGTTATGTATGGAATTGATGAAAACGATCCAATTGAAACAAGCAAAGCTATTAAATTATATGAAAAAGATAACATAAAACTTCAGTTTGGAGATTTCGGAATTTTTAATTCTGATGATTATGACGTTTTAATTATTAAAGTTCTAAGTCACGATCTTCATCAATTAAATAATTTAATAAAAGAAAATGTAAAATGTTCAGGAAATAGTTTTCCTGATTATAAGGCCCATTGTACTCTAGCTTATATCAAAAAAGAGAGTTTGGGTTTAGATGATTTAAAGGAATGAAAAAAGTTTTCTGATGTTATCATAACTGATGAATTGACTTTTTCAAATAAAGAAGATAAATTATTTCAAATTCAATTAAGGGATAAAATAAATGAGGACTCTGATTCTAAATTAAATTATTTAATGCCAGCTATTGATAAAATAGTAAAAACTGTTATGGATACTATTTTAAAAGATGAATTCAATGATAACGAGGAAAGATTTAATGATTTTTTCGATCAACATTATAAAAAAGATTCAGATGAATACGAAAAAGACGTTAAACAAAATATTATAAATGCATTAACAGTTGGAGATCCTACTTATCCAAAGGGTAAGTATATGAATTGGATATTTAGAGAATTAAAATCAAATATAAATGAAATATGAAGAACTACCAATTTTAATGGCGAAAATAATAGATTAGCAGAAATGTTTAAACTCAAAATTTCTAGTTTTACAAAAGCATCTAGATTGGAAGATTTTTCAGAAAATAAAGTTATTGATAACTATACATTTAATTCTATTAATAACATCGTATCAAAATATGAAGATATTATATCAATGCAGGATACATATAAAAAATACAAACCAGAGTCAACTTATGGTCCATGAAAATTATATGTAATCGATAAAGTAGATTCTTGTTTAGGGTTATTAAAAGGAGCAGTATGGTGTGTTAGCAAAGAGAATTATGCAAATGATTATATCAACGGAGAAATTAATTATGATTCAATAGATTGAGATGATGAGTTTAGAGAATATATGGGCAGAGTCCATGAAGACCTAATTTCAAACAATATGCAATCAGAATATTGAGATGATTATTTGGAATATCTTGAAGAAAAAATAGACAAGGAATTACTGGACATTTCTGATATCTTAAACTTTTTATATTATAAAAATGAAAATTTAAATGATTATTTTTTGAAAAATAAAAGAGACGAGGATTGAGGTCGTGAGTGAAGAAATAAGCTTGTATTAAATTATAAAGAGTGAATTGACGAAGAAGAGAATGATGCAAAATTATCATTTGTTTCTATTTTTAAACAAATTCCAGATGATTGAAAAGATATTGATGGAATAGAAGATGCTGTAAATAATGAATTTAAAATTATAGAAGATGCATATCCGATATCGAATTGATATAGAGGTTTTGCTAAACAGTATGTAAGTGATAATGAGAATGAGATATCGGATAAAATTTTAGAATTTTATAAAGATACTTATGAAAATCCATATCCCGGATATCTTTGTTTGTTTGTCAAAAATGGAAAAAGAAAATATTTAGCAGCAATCAATATAGGCGGATATAACAGCGGCAGATTCGAATTTAAAGATGCCTCCAATCATATGCCTGACATAGATGATGAAGATGTTATAAAAGATTTTTCAGAAATGATATTTTTAAATCCAGAGTATGATCTTCGGCTTAATTATGAACAAGCAACAAAAGAAGAGTCTTGTTTTTGTTTAACAGAAAAGCCGTCTGATATTAAAGGAGTTTCTGATTTAAAAAACTTTGTTGAACAAACTTTGGATGAGGAATATACTCATTATTATCAAAAAATATATAAAAAATTATTAAACGATACAAATATTAATAAAATGGGTTATGGAGTTGAAAGCTCTGATAATTTATTTAAAAATACGTATAATCATGATTTTTATAAAATATATCAAAAAGCAATAATTTCCAACACTGAAATTCTTAAGACATTTATCGAGACAAACTCAGATTATAGAGGCGATAAGTTAGAAAAAGTTCAAAGATGAGAAGAGTTAGAGGATCGTTTAATGGAAACGAATGATTTTGAAAATTTATTTTTATATATGCAATTCATATTTCCTCAAACAGATAGAATTTTACAAGATAAATTAAAAGAAAACAAACAGTTATGAAACGAATATGAAAAATTATTTAAAAACAAAAATCAAATAAATCTTTGGGATGATAATGTGGATTCTAATGAAACTTATCAAGAAGGTGATATTCAAAAAGAATCAATAATAAAATCTAAATTAAATAAGATTGCTAATATTGATTTAAACAAAATTTCAATAAATAAAATTATAGAAAACAAGGAATTTTGTAAAGTGAAAATATCTATTATAGAAGAAAAACTTAAAAAGATAAACGAAGGCGCGGCAAGAAGAGCAAACAGGGCAGAAACCACGAAAGCGGAGCAAGAGGCTAAGTTACAAAAAAGACAAGGAAGTACTCTCACAAAAGATGATGTTTCTGGGTTAATTACAAATAAAAAAGAACCACAGCAGATAAATGAGCCAGAAAAACAAGTAACTCAGGATAATATTAAACAAGTTTCTAAAGGACTAACTCTTGAAAATTTCGAAGCAAATGCTATGCTTTTATTTCAACAAAATAGCCAAAATTTTTTAGATATGTTTAATCAATTTAGTAAATTATTAACATTTAATGGATCAAATTGAAATGTTGTATCAAATAGATTTTTAAAAGCAGTAGAACAAATCTGAAAAAATGCTATCCAAGATGTACTGTTAGCAAATAGAGGAAAAGGAAGACCTCAAAAGACAAATGAGGCCGCACAGGTTCCTTTTATAGGAGATTCTCCTCTTGTAGGAGATTTGCAAAATGTAACCACATCATTAATTACACCAATATGAGATGCTGTAAAAGGTATATTGGAAGATATATGAAATGGAATAAAAAATACAATTTTACAAAAAGGCAAAGCAGAAGAAGCAAAAAAGACTTTAAAAATTCTTCAAGAATACAGAGAGGAGTTGAAAGCTTTATTAGATAATGATATTATAGGAAAAACATTTCAAAATTTTCAAGAAAAAGCAATTAAATTATATCAAGAATACGAGTCTATAATGGTAGACCCAAAAACAAGATTACATAGAATGAGGCATTTTTTGGAAACAGAAGAAAAAGAAGTTAAGAATACTATGATACAATGAATTGATGAGGTTGACTATTTAATAGATGATGTCAAAGGCCAAATTGAAGGTGGAGATAAAAAATCTAAGTACAAAACATCATTTAGATGAGGTAATGAAAAAAGCATTAAGGGAGGAGTTGCCAATCCTGAAAATAGGCAATAATTTACAAGTTTTATCTATATAATAATAATAGCAATAATTTATTAGGAGTAATTTAATGAGACATAATAAAAGCGGAGATATTTTTTTGGTTTTTGATCGACTGATGAAGGTCGTATCAAAATCAATTATCTTTGAAACAAAATCTAATTTAAGAGATGCGTCAATAGCAAAATCTATATTAGAAAACCATTTTAAGAAAAACTCATTATATGAATATATCAAATCAGCTCTTGTTATTTCTGAGTGGAAATTAGAGGAATCTGATCACGGAAAAGCTGATATAATGCTACAGGAAATAAGAGATCATATTAGAGAATCTATAAATTATAATGAATATATAAAAGATAAAATTTGTTTTTTAAATGAAGTTAAAAAAGTTTTTGACATAGATTTATTATTACTTGAAAGAATGGATAATTATAAAATTATAGCGTCTACTCATTTATTTTTAGAAGATTGTATTGCTTCAAAAATAAATAAAGATATTAAAAACATAGAAAATAGAATTAAAATAAAGTCATATTTAATCAACGAGATAGTTAAGCAAAAACAAAAACTACCAAACGTTTCTGAAATTACGGAATTTATAAAATCAAACAATATCTCACCTAGTATAATAAAATTTACCAACAACGCTTTTGCTGATGAGTTAAAAGAATATAACCCAGATATAAGAGATTTGATTGAAAATTTTGCTTACCACACCAACACAGATGAATTTATTAAATTAATAAGATTAAAAATTCAAGAAACAAACAACGAAATTAAAAATATTGCAAAAAATCTAAAGAATATAGATACAAAAAATATATTTGAAATCACAAAAAAAATGAGTGATGTTGAAAAAAGTATTAATTATGATAATTATGAAAGCGTATTGCAAAAACTTTGTGAGGCTATCGAATTAAAATTTGTACTACAACAGGAGAATAATTAATGTCAGAAAACCAACATTTAGAAGCAAATGGGTCGATTTTTGATAGAATGATTGCCTCAAGTTTATTAGAGGAGGTTAAAGAAATGAGAAAAGATATAGCAAGACAAACAGAAGCTTTTGCTGATTTCAAAGTAGATCTCGCCCCACTTACATCTATTGATGTCAAAAATTTACAGCAATTATCTTATATAAAACCAGATGATATAACAGATACTATATCTGCTGTTAAATGACATAAAAAAATAAATTATATTGTTTTGCCATTATTTTTAGTAATGACGGTAAAAGTTATTTTCTTTTCATTTGATAAGTATGTAGAAGAAAAACATAATCAACAAGAAAGCGCAAAAAGTGAACAAGTTATTAATAGATAAAATAAAAAAAATAATTATTGAACAATTAGATCTTCCAAATGATGAAGAAAAAGAAAGAATAAGAATAGAAATATATAAAACTTTAGAAAATTCAATGTCATCTATAGAGTTTAATGATCGTTTTATTAAAATAAATCTCGAACCATTGAAAGATGTTTTGAGTAGATATAATTTATCGCTTTTATACTGAGATGTTCAAATACCTATAGTAAGAAAGATGGGAAATAATACAGATGGAAGATAATAGAATTCTTTTAATAGAAAGTCCAGTTTCTAACGCTAAATTAATTAAGAGAGACGATCAACTAATTAAAGAGAGCGTAACCCTGAGTGAATTACAAAATTTACCAGAAGGTATAACAGATGAATCTATCTTGATTCAAGGAGTGGTTCAAAGAGCGGATGTTGAAAATAAAAATAGAAGAATCTATCCAAAAAATATTCTTGAAAAAGAAAGAAGAAGATTAACAAATTTAATCGAAAGTGGTGTATATGGAATAGTAGGGGAATTAGACCATTCGGATTCAAATGCTGTATCATTGAAAAATTCATCAATTGCTATTAGAAAATTGTGATGAGAAGGAAATGATCTAGTAGCTATTGCTGAATTGTTTGATCCAAAATATAATGCAAATGCTGGAATTGCCTATTCCATACTAAAGGCGGGAATGCCGTTGGGAATATCCTCAAGAGGATTAGGTAGTCTTTCTTATGTAAATGGAATCAATATGGTACAGGAAGATTATGAAATGGTTTGCTGAGATCTTGTCTCAGATCCATCTACTCATTCTGCTTATATGAGGAAAATTCCTGTTCAGAAGATTAAAGAAAGTGTTGAAAATAATATAATAAAGCCAAAAGAAACAAAGCGGAATAAGATAGACGAGATTGTGAGAGATCTTTTATGGGAATTTTAGCCACATCCGATATCAATGAATTGATTGAAGAAATTTATAAACAACAAAGAAATAGCAATAATTCTCATAGAAAAATAAGAGAATTATTATTTGAGTTTTTTCAAAAAAAAGTTCAAGGTTTGATGTCTGATGTTAACTACGATTATATTTATTTATTTAATAGACCTCTAAAATTAGGTCTTCATAAAATAACAGATTCTATTTTATCAGAAACAAAAAGAATTAATAAAATTAATAAGGTTCATGAATTTTTAAAAGAAATAAAAGAAATAAAATTAAAAATTCAAACAGAATTTGGTGAAAATAAATTAAATGAGATAAATGAGTTACAGTTAGAAATACTCGATAAAATTAAAATAATGTATGAGCAAGGAAAACTTTCAATTTTTCCAGATACAATAGAAAGAATTGAATCTAAAAAAGATATTATAATATCTAAACTTTCTTTGAATAATGTAAAATATATAAAAAATATAGGAGTTATAATAGGAGAAACAAATGTAGAAAATTTTAAGAATGTTGTAAATATAATAAGTGATGTTTTCGAAGAAAGAAATGTTGTTTTGATAACAAAAAATGAAAATCAGTTCGCAGAAGCTTATATAACTTTTGAATAAAGGAGTATTAATAAATGAGTAAATTGACAATAAAAGAAATAAAGCAAGAATTAAACGAAGAATTCTCTTTTATTTCTAATTTTGAAATGATGAAATTGTTTGATTATGTACATAAAACAAAATTTTCTTCAAAATTAAATGAAAAGAGAATAAACGAAGATGAGAGACTTGAAATAAATTTAAGAATGTTCGTCAAACAAATTTTAGAAAAAGCAAACGATTCAGATATTGCCGATTTATACATGTATTGAAGAAATGGTAAAAGAAATACTAAATTTTTATTTGAACAATTGGATAAAGAAAAATTGGAACAAAATTCAAAATTTGAATCCGCCGCATCTTCAATGATAAATAAAATTAAAAATAAAGTAGAGAATGTAAGATTTAATATAGATGATTCTCAAAGAATTTTAACTATAGAATTATACGAAGATGGTGGAAGTTTTATAGAAACAGTTCAATTTTTATATGATGAATTTTTAGATAAAGAATTTAATCAAAACGGTGATTGAAAATTGATGGCAAAACAAGGGAATATTATAGTTCTTATTTATAATCCAAAGGGATCAGAAATAGATGTTGATGTTCCTGAAAAAATTGAGTATGACTCAAAGAGAGAAAAAATGACATCTGGAAAATCTGAGTAGGAGATTATATGGCAACAAAATTGACACAGGAAGTTTTACAATCTATGATCAGAAAAATTGTAAAGGAGGAATTTAAAAGATCTATCTCCGATATAATTAATGAAAAACTTGAGGATTTTGAGAACGAAATAGCCGATGCTATTAACGAGGCAGTTGATCTTAAACTTGATAAAAAAATAAAAACGGTTCTTACAAAAAAAACCTTAAAAGAAAAGGTACAAAGTAAGAATGATTATTTAGATGATGATTTAAACAATGATTGAGCAGAATTAATTAAAAACGATTCGACAAAATCAAGTCCTTTAAGAGAAAAATTATCGACAGGAATACTTGAAGAGTTCAGAAAAGATATAAAGATGGGAGGTAAAAATTCAGATCAATTAAGAACACTTCCTGCTCCAACTCCAATTGACCTAAACGAAATATCAGGTAATCCAGATGATTATTCAAGTACAGATGACATGATAGATAATTTAGCTAATGCGGATTACGGAGATTTAATATAATTTTGTTTAGTTTATAAAAATACAATATATAATTTTAGATATTCATAAGGAGAATAAAAAATGGCAAAGAACATTAAAAGTTTAGTAGAAAAAGCTGCTGAATTTAGGAACTTACAGGCTGCTGCTATAGAAAATCAAGTATATGAAGCTATTCAGCCAGAAGTAAGGGCTCATATCCTAAGTTCTATAGAAAAACATGCGAGAAACGAACAAAGATTGCATGAGCTAAGGGCTGATATAGAAGATGATATTGAAAATCCAATTCCAGAAGAGGATGATTTTGAGGACAACGACACTCTTGATGTAGAAAGAGGTAGTGAAGCAGAGGAATCTCTTGGCGAAGAAGGCTTTGAATCTATGCCGGATGGCGAAGATGAAAATATTGATGCCCCTCCTGCCGGATCTGAGTTAGATGATGGTGTTGCTGATGTTCTTAAAATTGAGGTGGATGGAGTTTCTTTTGAGGCCGAATATTCTCCTGGTGATAAAAAAATTGTATTTATTAATCCAGAAGAAGGCGGCGAAGAGGAAGGAGGTGATTTCGAATTTGATGATGATATGCATTCTGATGATTTGGAATCGCCCGAAGAAGAGGAAGAGGATTTTGAGTTTGATGTTGAACCAAACGAATCTCCAGAAGATGAATTTGAGGAAGAAGATGAATTTAAATTAAGAAAAGAAATCCATAATAGAATTGCAAAAAAGAGCAAGGCTGGTATTTCAAAAGAAGATTTATTGGAAGAGTACCGTCAGTTAATTAGAAAGAAACTTATTGAAGAACTTTCTACAAACATCCATGATGAGAAAAAGAAACCAGTAAGAAAGGTTACGGTTGAGGAAAAACTAGAGTCAAAACAATTGCTTCCAAAAAAACATACGAAGCAGGGTGTTTTGAACGAAAATGAGCAAAAAGAATTAAAAAATAGACTAGCTCATCTGTTAAATCTGTAAACAAAAAAAGGAGATAACTCTTATGGCAAGAGACGCATTATCTAAGATGACAAGTCATCTTATTGAGAGCGCAGAGCATAGAGACGAAACTTCTCGTAGACAAAGAATTTTTGAAAAGTGGTCAAGAACCTCTATTCTTCAAAAACTTGATGCTGGCGAGGCGATGAACGTAGCTATCCTTCTGGAAAACCAAGCTCTCGCATTAAAAGAATTGGGTGGAATTCTTAAAGAAACCACCACCACCTCTGACATTGCAACTTTTAACAAGATTGCTTTCCCATTAGTTCGTAGAGTGTATGGAAATTTAATCGCAAAGGAAATCGTATCTGTTCAACCAATGAGTGCGCCACAGACTCTTGTATTCTATATTGACTACAAGTATGTGAATAGCTCAGGAACAACTACTGGTTATCCTTACGGTCACTTGGAAACGGACGCTTTCACTAGCGCAGCTTTTGACAGAGATTACTCTGCATATAAGGCTTCAGCTTCTATTGCGATGTCCGGTACTTTGACCACAGATAACACAAGCGGACTAAAGTACCTGCTGCTTTCCAATTCAACCCTGACGGCTGATGCGAATTGGAACTCTACAGTAACTCTTTCTAACTCCGCATCCGTTACCGCATGAGCAACCGTTCAATGGAACTATAATGGTGTAACCCAACCATATCCTTATGGTGCCCCAACTCAATATATGGGATCTTTCTATCAAGATAGACTGTTCCTGTCAAGAGCTTTGAGTGGTGCCGCAGGCGCTGAGGTTGAGTTAACCGGAAATGCGTTGGCAACTGCTTTGACCGCAAACGGAGCTATTACGGCAGAGTGGTATCAAAGAGCAACAAAGAACTCTTCAGAGGGAACTTCTACAATTGCAGAAGTGAGCATTGAAATGAAGAGCAAGCCAGTAGAAGCAAAATCTCGTAAGCTGAAAGTAAGTTGGACTACTGAAATCGAGCAAGATGCTAAGGCTTATCATGGTCTAGATGTTGAGAAAACCCTTGCGGACTTCTTAACCGAGCATGTGACCTTAGAAATTGATCGTGAAATCGTAGACGACTTGTTTATTGGATATGACACAAGATTGGAAGCAACTTGGGATTATAATACCACAGCAAGCGGACAAGGTTTCTACGCAACATTCGAAGAGCATCAAAGAGGTATCCTAAGAGCCATGAATAAGGTTTCTAACATGATCATGGTTTCGACAAAGAGAGGCCCAGCTTCCTTCGCAGTATGTTCACCCGAGGTTGCAACAATCCTAGAAACACTTCCTGGAATGACTGTTGACAACGATGGCTCAGGACAATTGAATAACGTAGGTATTACAAAGCTTGGCACCATGTCAAGAAAATGGAACATCTTCGTAGATCCTCTATTGTCAGGAACCAACAAGTACAATAAGATTCTGATGGGATATAAAGGTAATCAGGTTTATGATGCTGGATATATTTATTGTCCATACATCATTGGTGTAATGTCACCCGTTATCTTTGACCCAGACACAATTTTCGTACCAAGAAAAGGTATCTTATCAAGATATGGAAAAGTTTGGATTCGTCATGACTTCTATGGAGCCGTGATTGTAAACAACTTACCATCATTCATTGACTCAAGTGTCGCATTAATGCAAAATAAATAGTTAATGACTATTTAGCATAACAAAAAGGCAACCTTCGGGTTGCCTTTTTCATTTAGATTTGCTATCTTGCTTCTAAAAAGGAGATTATTGTGAGCGATTATTTAACAGAAGATATTTTAGAACAAAGATTAAAAGAAACCTATCCAAATTACGAATTTATAAGAGATAAAATTGTACCAAATTCGGGAATTAAGAATAGGCCAGATTTTAGAAACGATGAGTTGAAGTTGATTTATGAGTTTGATGGGTATTCTCATTATTCCGATCCAAAAGTCATTTTATCAGATTATAAGAAATACGAAGTTTATAAAAATATGGGCTATAAAATAATTAGATATCCGTATTTTATTCAACCAGAAGGCAGCAATTATAAACATGGCTTTATAGACAAAAAAGCTATGCTTCCTGCTTATTTTTGTGAATTAGGAATCAAAAGATTTTTGAATGATATGAAATGTGCCGAATTTAATTATGCAAGACGGGATGTTATTAATTCATTATACGAAAAAGAAACGGAGTTGAAGGACATTAATTTAGTTTTGCCACCAAGCCTTCAGAACCCATTTTGGAGAACAGATGGACTCTGAGGCTAGGTTTCATTATATCATCTAATAGGATCTCATTTCTTCTTTCTTTTATTCACCTCTTCTACAATTTCAATATTACCTACACATCCATTTTTGTTTATAAAATCTTTCTGATCATCTTCGCATCATACCATTTTTCCACATTTTTTACAGCAATAGCCTCTCAATTTAACGTTTTGATTTATAACTTGATAAAATTTTATATTTTTATAAGCTATCTTAAAATCAGCAGATACAGGACTTTCTGTATCAAAATCATGAATAAATTTATCTTCATCTTCTTTTTTCTTGAAAAAATCTAATAGTCCCATTTAAACTCCTTATTTATCTATTCTTTCATATATAATTATATATGTAGAGGATTATATGAAAAGAAAAATAAAAGAAGTGACAATTGGAAATTTAAGTGTAGATGGAATGTATGGTCAATATGTACCAATTATACCAAATCCAGAAGCAAATATGTCATTAGGATGAGTCGAAAATTCAGATATGACAAAAAATGTTGGAGATGTCAATGATTTATTTGATCTCTTAATTAAGGAATATTTAAAATAAATGTCAGATACAATGAGAAATATTTTTGGTGATATAGTACCAATTTCATTATCTGGAGAATTGACAGATTTTTCTATGTGAGTAAAGGCAAGACTTGGGGAAAGCGAAAATCAAACTGTAGAATTAACAAATGAACAAATTTGATTTGCTTTGTCCGAGTCGGATATGGAATTTTCGTCGGCTGTTGCCAAGGCTCAAGCTAAAAATATGATGAGTCATTTTTATGGTCAAAGCAAAAATACCGACATTTTAAGCTCTAATTTGAATTTTAGTTTTTCTTATTTAAATCAAATTTCTTTATCTTATGGAGATCAAATTGGCGTCGGCGGAAGGACAAGAGAGTGATTAGGAAAGGTCACTGTAACAACAGCGTCACAAAGATATTATTTACCAGAAGCAATGGTTGATCTATTAGGAAACGAGGTAAATTGAGATAAAGATATTAGAATTTTAGAGGTTATGCAGAATGATTATGTAAGTCAAATGAGATATGTTGATACATGATCTTATTATAATATTATGGCAGGAGAGTTTGGAGTCCAGTCGGCTCTTTACAATACAATGTTTGCTATGATGCCAGTAAACGCTAATGTGATGATGATGCAACATACAAAATTTAATAATAAATTAAGGCTTAGTATGTACACATGAGAGTTAGTGGGGAGGACGTTGGTTATCTATCCAAAACCTTCTGCTGGTTCTACAGTGTTTATCAGATACGCATATCAAAATCCATCCGATCTTAACGAATCTATAACAGGATCTGATGGTGGTTCTGTCACTGGAACAAAAGATGGAATAGGCAATTTTACTCAGTTGAAAACGAGTCCAATTGAATGAAACAGTTTAAATGCTATAGCAAAGAGGTGAGTTAGGGCATACGGATTGGCTATTTGCAAAGAAATTCTTGCTTTTAATAGAGGCAAGTTTCAATCGATACCAATAGCATCCGAAAACAATACAGTTCAACTTAATTATGAAATGCTCAACGCTCATTCAAGAGAAGAAAAAAATGCTCTAAAAGAAGAACTTGATAAAGATTTAAATATGCTATTAAATCATTCTGAGCAATTGAAAAGAGATGCCGAGTCTGCAAAAAGTGTGAATGAGCTTTTATCGTGAGAGCCAACATTTATTTATATTAGATAATTAGGAGAAAATTTAAATGAAGAAAGTAAAAATGACAGAAAACCAGTTTAGACAATTTGTTAGAAAAACAATAAGATCTGTACAAAAAGAATCAAAAAATAAATATAGCAATATGACCGATGAGGCTCTTATTGGTCGTTTTGTAAAATTGCAAATGAAAGAGATGACAGATTCATCTGGTCTTGCTATAAAGGATGAAGGTTTGGTTCCAACAGACGTATCTCAGGTAAACGATGATATGGAAAATAAAACAATTGATGATTTGGAAGAAAAAATAGATTTGGATGAATCTATTTTAATTATTAAGACAATTGTCAAAGAAATAAATAATAAAAATTTGTCATTTAATAATTGTTTAAAGCTTGCAGAAGCTATTGGTAAGCCTATTCCAAAGAAATATCATAAAATTTTGCAGAATTTATATAACAAAAGTACAGAAAATGTAATAAAAGAAGAAAAAATAAGAGATGAGTTTCAAAGATTAGTATTTTAATATGAAAGATTATATTCTAAAACAAAAAGTAATTAAAATATTAGAAGGTTTTATGGGTGGATCATCTCCTGATAATCCAACATTGGCCCCTAGTCAAAAAGATTCAAATGCAGAGAATTCGGTTGGATTCAATAAAGACGAATCTACGGAATATAACAAAATTCTTGCGGCAAAAAAAACAACAGAATTATCGGATCTCGCTGCTGCAAAAATTGGAGGAGAATCTAAACTAAGGGCAAGTAACGCTTTAAAATTAGCAGGAAATAATATTGATGAGGATTTGTCCGAAGAAGAACTTGGATTTGTAAAAAATCTATTTTCGGTTATTAAAGGAAAAATATAATGGACGAGATCCTAAAATTCTTTACGAAGAAACAAAAAAATTAGAGGTATAAATGTTAGTCTCAGAAAAAGATATAAAATTCATAAGATCTATTCAAGAAGAGCTTATGTCAAACTTTATATTACAACAAGTTGAATATGTAACAACCAAAAATATTCAATCAGTTGATGAGTATGATGATATGTATCACGAAGTGCCAAAAGAAGAAATTGTTTTCAATGATCCTATTTTAATAGACGCATACGTTCACACAAAAGTTCCGGAGTATATTATAGCAGAATATGGCGGTAGATATTTAAGAAGTATCGTAGTAATGGTTCATAAAAATTATGAGTCCGAGAATGGTTTAGGAATAGAAATAGGACAGTTTTTTAATTGGAATCAAATTATGTATCAAATTGTACAAAAAACAGGAGAGGAATCGCAGGTTTGAGGAAATCCTGATTGGCAGATTTTTTCACAATATATTGCGATTGCTAAATAATGGCAGGTAAATTTAATTGAATATCAGAATTAGATAAGTTTATTTTAAACTATTTTAAAGAAGTTGAACCTTTTGAAATAGACGGAAATCCAATTAAGACAGAATTTTATTTGGGTTCTATGGATAATAGATCAATTTCAGAAATTTTTACAGAAATTGGAGATGTGACATATCCCGTTTTAATAATAAACAAGAATATTGATGGAAATAGTTTTACCTTGAGAAACGAAAGAAACGCTCCAAAAACTGATTCTGCAAGAGTTACTTTCCGTCAAATCGTAAAAGATAAGTATATAAATAGTGACGCAAATAATATAAACTTAGAGATTTATAATTACTATCCTCCTGTTTATTTTAAATGCAATTATCAAATAATGTTCTTTTGTGAGTATATGAAACATGCAAATGAATTTCAAATGCAATTTTTAAATAGGATAAATCAAAATATTTATCCAATAAAATCAGAAAGATTTAAGTCTGATATTTTTAGTGTTGTTTGATTCGTAAAAAATGGAATTCAAGTTAATGATAATTATACAGAGGGAACGTCAAAAAAGAGAGAGATTAAGGTTCCTGTTCAGTTAGAAGGTAGTGGTTATTTTATGACAATGGACAATGTTCAGGTTATTCAAGGAATCAACACAGTGACAATGAATAAAATTTTAAGATAAGGAAAATAATAAATGGCAAGAACATTAATTTCTCCTGGGGTTTCTTTTAATGAAATTGATTTATCAAATACACCACAAGCAACAACTCCAGTGGGCGCTTGCTTTATAGGAACAACTCCAAATGGCCCAGCATTTGATCCGGTGATTATAAATAGTTATGATAACGATTACAGACCTTTGTTTGGTGGATTAAGTAAATATCATTATACTCCTTTTGCGGTAAAGAATTATTTAGAAAATGGATCTAACGCCTTAGTAGTAAGAGTTGCTGGATTTTCTTCAACAAATCAATCGTTTGATTCTGGATGGGTAGTTCCCGCTTCTGGTCAATGAATTGATATTAAGCCATCTGCCGATGGGCTCTCTTCAATGACCGCACAAACTTCAATTACGTCATTTCCTTTTGCCGTATTAAGAAAAAGAGATGGTGCAGATGTAACATCCGTTTCTGCGAAATGTGAATCTGTAGCAGGAGAATTAAAATGAACTGTTTACGTAGACGGAACTGGATATCAATTTACTCCATCTACAATTGAAAGATATTTTACAAGAGATCCTTATGAATTCCCAAGCTCACCAGCTTGTACAGGTTTGTATTTGGATATTTTATATTATTCACAAGCAAAAGATAGTGCTGCGGATTCTATTCCTACATTATCTGATGTGAGTTATTCTGGGTTCTCAACAGTGTCTCTCCCTTCATTATCAGGAACGTCCGTTCAGGGAGCATATTCTTATGCATCAACTCCATGAATTGTAAGCGCACCAAATGCAGCAGGAGTTGTGTCGCAACTATTTAGGTTTCATACTCTACAATCTGGTTTATTTGCTAATGATCAATGTAAGGTTTCTATCGATAATATCAGGAGGAAAACGGATACGATTGGAAATGCTTATTATGAATTTGATGTTCTTGTAAGAAAAATTAATGACTCTGATAAAAATGGTCAAGTTGTTTTTGAGAGATTTACTTCTTGTAACTTAATTAAAACAAGCCAAAACTACATTGTAAAGAAGATTGGTGATTTGTACAAGGAATTTGATCAGACCTATAATTCAATTGTCGTAAATGGAGACTGACCAAACAATTCAAGATATATAAGAGTTGAAGTTTCTGCTTCAATATCTCAAGAAGCAAGACCTAGTGGTTTTGAAGGATTAAAATCGATAGATGGGGATGGAATGGCCGCTTATCCACAAAGAAATCTGAAAATAAACCAAATCTCTGGTAGCACTAAGTATAATTCAAAAATATTCTTTGGATTCGAAGGGGATGGTCTTGGTATAGAGTCTGTAACTCAGGCTTATACTGAGAATAATTCAATTCAAAGCAAAGGCGTTCTTCTTTATGACAGAGGAGGTTTGGGAATTTCTTCAAGCGCGGATGAGATTATGGGAGTGACAGCATCTACTCTTTCTGCGAGCTATCATATTCTTCCCATTTATCCCGCAGAGGCGGATATGACGGCTGTTTTTAATGCAAGCGGAATTAAGTCAGGCGGACTTTCGTTTAAATTCACTGTCCCATTCTTTGGAGGTCATGATGGGTATAGAAAATCATTAGATTCACAAGATCTGTTGACTTCGTTGAGCGCAGAATATGCAGCGATAACTCAGTTGTTAAAAAATGCTGACATTTATGATTTCGATCTACTGGTAGTTGCAGGAACTGATGCCACAAATCCAGCGCATTCTTACGTAATAGAGGCTGGAATAGATCTTTGTGAAGAAAGAGGTGATGCGTTCTATATTGCTGATTTATTCGCACAAACGGTAGATAATCCAGAAGAACCAAATAATGAGACAGATTCTTATGATACAAATTATGGAGCTACTTATTGACCTTGGTATCAAGCATGGGATTCTGAAAATAAAGAGTATGTATGAAATCCACCTTCGGTTCTTGCAATTGAAAGATATGCATATAATGATAGAGTTGGATGGAAATGAGATGCGGTAGCGGGATATGCTGTTGGTATTGGAAAAAATGTTGAAAGATTAAAATATCAACTAACACAAGATCAGAGAGATACTCTATATGATAATAGAATCAATCCAATTGCATCTTTTAAAAACACACCAGCTATTATTTGAGGACAAAAAACTCTGCAAAAAACAGCAACTGCTTTAGATAGAATTAATGTAAGAAGATTGCTTATTGCAGCAAAAAGGCCAATTAAAGAAATTGGAATGAAAAATCTGTTTAAAGGCAACACTCCAGATATTTGAAGAAGAACTGCTGATCAAATCAATACCATATTAAGCGATATGAAAACAAAGAATGGTATTGAAGAATTTGGGGTTGTAATTGATGCTACAACAAACACGCCAGATAGAAGAGATCGAAACGAGATGTATGGTAAGATATTTATCACTCCAACGAAGACAATTGAAAAAGTTTATTTCGACTTTATTATTACAAATTCTGGCGTTGATTTTAACGGAATTTAATAGGAGAAAATAAAAATGCCAAAAATGCATTATCAGGAATTTTTACAGGAAGGGGATGGAGTTTATCAACCAAAGACAAAAAATCTTTGAATTGTTCAATTTTCCCAACCAGATTTGGACCCAATTCAGGGAAATGGTCTTGGATTACAAACTTTTGCAATAAAATCAACCGGATTTCCAGGAGGTTCTCATGGTGACGTAGAGCTTCAATATATCAACATGAAATATAATTTTCCTGGAAAATGGACTTGGGATGAAGTCGAGATGAAGATCACGGATTTTGTTGGTATTTCTTCAACAAGAACTCTTTGAAATTGATGAAAAACATCAGTGTTTAACCCAGAAACTGGACGTCATGCTTATGGAAATATTTTAAAAGGCGATGTTAAAATTATTTTAATTGATTCTGTTGGTATAGAATTAGAACAGTGAACTCTCAGGGGCGCTTATCCAAAAGCAATCAAGTATGGTGATGGTGATTATGGTAGCGATGATATCTTAGAACTTTCTTTGACATGAAAATATGACAGAGCAGAGCATTTGGTACTAGCAGCTTCTCCGGGGCAAGGTCTTGATCTTTTTCCTCTTTCTGCTAAATAAACATTGTATTATCATTTATTAAAGGCGGGAATCCCGCCTTTTTTTATTGTGTAAAATTATAATTACTTTCAATATATAATTATAGTTAATTTAAGGAGATTTTATGGAACAAAATTCAACAATGTTAGCGGATGCGTTAGCAAAACAAAGAGAGGATGCTTTAAAAGAATTTGTAAATATTATGGAGGAGGAGGTGATATTACCTTCGCTCGGTAAAGTTTATGAATGTGGAGCAAAATCAATAAAAGTAAGGCCGATGCGAGGAGTAGAAGAAGATATTCTTACAAATCAAAAATTAGTAAGAAACGGAAGAGCGTTTGATTTATTGTTACAAAATTGTGTAACCGAATGGAATGGAATTGGCTTTGATGAACTTCTTTATGGCGATATGAATACAATATTTGCAGCAATCAGATCAATATCATTAGGATCGGATTATGGAGTAAATATTCAATGCGAGGAATGTGGCGAAAAACAAGACGAAGATATAGACTTAAATACATTTAAACAAAAGTACTTAGAAATTGATCCTATTACAGTTGGAAAAAATATATTTATTTGAGTTTCAGATGATGGGTTTAAGTTTAAATTTAGATTCTTAACAAATAGGGATCAAAAAATTCTCCAAGAAGAAGAGAGAATAAGAAAGGCTCAGAAGAAGGCTGATTACGAGTCATCTATGACCGATGTTATTTCCCAGATGATTTTATCTATAACAAATAAAAATGGAAAAGAAATTGTTTCAAGAGATGATATAAAAACTTTGGTTAAGCAATATCTAGATGTTAAGTTAATTAAAGAATTTGCTGATTATGTTAATGATAATAAGCCGGATTATGATATGGCGTATGATTTTAAGTGTAGAAGCTGCGATCATATTGCCAAAATATATGTACCAGTAACAACAGAGTTTTTTTGGCCTAGATCTAGATCGTAAGACAAAAGAAAATGTTTATAAAGAAATTTTTTTCCTAAATAGATATACATCTATTGGATTTAATGAGTGCTTACGATTGCCTGTTCCGATAAGAAAGTATTATATAGAGTTGTTGCAAGAAAATTTAAAGGAATCACAAAACTTTGGGAATTAAAGTGTGGCAAATGTAAATATAAGTTTGTTAACTCCAGAACAGGAGTTGAGAGCTAAAAAGATTCAGGCTACTTTTGGCGCAATAGAGAGGACTGCCCAAAGTATAAAAGGAGCTTTTTCGTCTGCCTTTAATTTTGCAAATAACCAATTATCTGATCCATTAAAAGGAATTCAGAATATGGTTCAGCAATTGTCTAGCGTTGATTTGACGAAAATTACGAGTTATTCAGGTACGTTGTCAGAGATTGCTGGTTTAACCAAAACTATAACGGATGAGCAAATAAGTTGGCAGCAGACTTTGATCGGAATTTATAAGAGTGCTGCTCAGGTAGCCAAAGGATCTTGACAGATATATAGCTCTATGGCAAAAACTCACATGCTTGGGAAAGATACGTTGATGCAATGAAATGAATGAGGTGGTTATGCTGAAGGTATTAGGTTGGCTACAGAGTTGGCAGCAAATTCTACGGATACGATAAGCCAATTGTCTAGCAAGCTTCTTTTAAGTTGACATAAACAAAATATGTCATTAGGAATTACTAATGAAGAATCGGCAAAAATGGTTGGTTACATGACGAGGGCAGGAATTAGCGTGAAGGAGGCTGTTAATTTTCAACAAAAACTAGCCGCTTCTATTGATGGAGCGTATAAATCACAAGCATTAACAAGCAAGGTTTTAAGCAAGATAACATCGAGTAATTTTGCAATTTTATTATATCAAGATAAAAATTTAGCCGCCTTATCAAAAATAGCAATTCAGGCTCATGAGTGAAATATAGAAATTGATGAGATTTATCAGACATCAATGAAATTATCAAAAGCGGAAGAGGCTATCGAAACGGCTAGAAAATTCCAATTAGGTTTTGGAATTCAATTAAACGCAAGACAAATGCAGTATAATGCTCAGACAGGTAAGCATTTAGATAATATGAATATGATGGTTCGTTCATTAAAAGATCAAGGTATTCAGTTTGGGCAATTAACTCTGGCACAACAACAAATTGTAGCAGATTCTATTGCGGGTGGTGATCTTGTTAAGGCAAATAATATTTTGTTAGGAAAACAAAAAAATATAGCTGAGGAATCCCTATCTCCGCAGCAGCAAATGACAAAATCTATGGAAAATCAAAATAATCTGTTAACCGCTATGCGCGATACGATGGCAAACTGATCTACTTATTTTATTCAAATAAAGGCAAGCTTATGAGAGCCTTGGTTAAAAAATCTTAAGTTTATATTTGGTGAAAATCAAAAAATAAATAGTGCTCAAGATTTATCTCTAGCTTTTGAAAAAGAAAGAGTGAGAATAATCCAAGCATTATTTTTGCCTGCTGCACAAAGATTAAATTCAGTTTTTGGAAACGGAGGATCTCTTTTAGGAGAGCAAAATTCTCTTGTCTCAAAAATGATTCCAATGTTTCAGGCACTCGGAGATAAGGTTGCTATTATAGGAGAAACAATTCTCGGGTGAATAATGCGAGAAAATATTTTTGAAAAATTAACAATTGCTATAAAAAAAATCGACGCGGAGTCAATAGGAAAGAGTTTGGTTGAATACGGAAGGCAATTTGTTGATTTTATTTCAAAAATAGATACTGAAAGTATTTCAAAGTTTGTTTCAAATTTGGTAGAGGCGGCAGGAACTATTTGAAAGATTGGTGGGATGATTATTAATATTTTCAGTAGGTTAAATCCTTGAGTTTTGTTGATAGGGGTAGGTATTGCTCGAATGGCTACTAGTCTTGGTATAGCAGCTTTTCAGGCGATGGTGTTAAGGGGAGGTGGAGCTGCTGCTGGAGCTGCTGGAGCTGCTGGAGCTGCTGGAGCTGCTGGAGCTGCTGGAGCTGGTGGTGTTGCCGCAAAGTCTGCAAGTGTGGTTAAGGATTATATGGCAAGAACAGCGGGTTTAGCTGCCGGAGGCGCCGGAGTTGCCGCAAGAGGGGCGGGTTTAGCTGCCGGAGGCGCCGGAGTTGCCGGAGTTGCCGCAAGAGGGGCGGGTTTAGCTACTGCTGGTGGGTTATTAAGAGGGGTTGGGGGCCTTTTGTTAAGGGCTATACCTGTAGTAGGTACTGCTATTACCCTAGGGATGGCTGGATATGGTTTATATAAAGCCTTTTCAAATAAGTCCAAGGACTCTTCAGAAGAACAGAAGAAAACAAATAATATTTTGCAGAACGAAGTGAAGGTTAGGTTAGATGATGCTAGTATTGAAGCACTTTCAAATGCAATAGTTGGAAAATTATATATGAGCAAAAACGAAGCTCTTAGAAGCAAAAAAATGATACCAGTGTGTGATTTGGGAACATAGAGTATGAATAATAAACAGGCATCGGACACTTTAATTATAGCGTCAAAAGCAACAAAAATAGCATTAGGTGTTGTTACTCAAGGTATGCCCATGATATCTATGCCGATGCAAGAGGATGGGAATTATAGAAAAATGGATGCGTTTTTATTCGGAGGAGTTTATGGAGAATCTCAGCAGTTACAGGCATTAGGATTTGCTCTATCTACAAAATACTTGATGGAAAAATTATATTCAAACAATACTTATTTTGACTCTGCTATTAGTTGAGCAGTAAATACATTAAAATTTAAGACTGAGCAATTTTTATTTGAGGCGCAACTTGGGCTTTATGGTGCCGTAAATCTTCCTTTGATTTTAGGAGTTGATCCGACAGCATTAGTTAAACAAACCTTAATACCTTCCTTTCCATCTGCAAGCGCAAAAGCAAAGCATTCAGATTCTACTAGAGGTCAATATTTTCAATTTTATTTTAGGTCACTAAAACCATCTATTTGAAAAAACGATTCTGATATTACAAAGAAACTTGCTCCAAAAGGTGTTGTTAGATTTAATCCTATAATAACAACATTGTCCGAATCTATTTCTCCAAAATGAACACAACATAATATTTTAGGGAGTGTTCAGCAGCTTCATAGATATGAAAGGACAGATAGAACAATTGAATTAGGATTTACTTTATATGCGGATAGTTTTGGTGAACTACAATTCAATATATGAAGGTTGAATTGATTAGCAGATCATTGTTATGGTTCTATGAAAAACTTTGATGAATTTCAAACATCAAGAACTTTACCAGGAGGCGATAAATCAAAATTTGTTCAAAATGTAGAGTATAAAGAGTTTCCATTTATGAAAGTCACATTAGGAACTGTTTTTGTTGAACTTCCATGTTATATAACATCATTAAGAAACAATTATTCAATAGAAGATCAATGGGAGTTGGGTGATGAAATGGAGAATATTATTCTTAAAAGAAAAAATATACAATTTCCATTCAAAGTAGATGTTTCTTTATCTTTAAACGTTTTATATGATAATGAAGATCCAACTTCATATAATTATTATAGGCAATATTTTGAAACAGAAATGGGCAAATATTTAAGATATAGTGAAAATAATTGATCAACAAATCCAGAAGACGATAGTGCTGGTGGCTTAATATCTAGTATAAGGAATTTGTTTTAATGTCAAATTTACATATCCAACTAAATCAAGGTATAAAGTATATTTATTCTCAAAATAAAACAAAAATTGAGATGCCTTATTATACAAATTATTCTTTTATGAATGATTATCCTTATGAAACAAAAAATGTGCCAATTAAATACATTAGACTAGATCATTTAACAAAAGAAATAACAGGAACGTTTTCTGGATGGAAGGTTTTATGTATATTTAATGATATATTGTCTCCATTAGAGTTTTTTAATAAAGAATATCTTATTGTTCCGGAAAATTATCAAGAAGCAATTTCTTGAATTTCAAAGAAAAACTTAGGATAAATATGCAACTTCCGGATATTTTTAATAATACAAATTTATGGATTCGCTTGGTAGATAAGAGAGGCAGAATGAGAGCGTTGCTGGATGCGTCTGACAATGGTGATTCTAACGCATTACAAGCTCTCAGGGACACTTTCACGGAGGAGTTGGCTGGTTATGGGGGTTTTTATTTCAACACGCTTAATACCGAAACTCCGGAATACTGGAATCTTCGAAATGAGCTAAGTCCTGTGTTGAACAGCATTCTGTTTGTTCCGTCTATTGCTTTGACCGTTAGCAATAATGAAAAGGAGGGGGATAATATTACTTTTCAAAATTCAATTGATTTAATTCTGAATGATGTTATTCCTGCAAACTTAAATATTAATAAAACACAAATAGAGAATATTCAAAATGTTCTCAATAACATAAACCAAGCAATACCAAAATACCCAATCGGACATCAGGATTTAAAAAATATAATAAGAATTGACTCATTTGAAGTAAAGTGAATTACAGATTCGTTTTTAACGCAAGAAGCTACTTTAAACATTTATTTTGAGCATTTTCAATTGTTAAAAACTCAATTAGCTAAAGAACTAATGCGTCCAAATAAAAGAATTAAGGTTCAAACAAAATTTTATGATGTTCTTGGAGCGTTAGGTGATTCTTATGAAATAAAAATATCTTTTCTTAAGTCGTTAGGATATGATTTTTCTGATCCGAAAAACAATATTATAAGTAAATATCAAAAATTCATTGATGCTTCAAATGACAATAAAGATACGGATTGAGTTATTTATAATTTTGATACCGAATTTGATGATCAAGATGGCGTGATGTTGTCGATTAAATTGGTTAAACATGCAGTTCCGGTTCTTCAGCAAAAATCATTTCAAACTATTAAGCCAATAAATTTATTAACAAAAGAAGTGATTCAATTTTTTAATGACAACGATATTATTAAAATATCAGATGGTAAAAATTTTGGAAATCAGGTTGGAGGAGGATTGGCTTTCGTTCCAAAAATTGCTCTTGATAATAGAGATAACTCAAAGTCAAAAAATTCTAACTTAAACCTTACTAAAACTACATACATGGTTATCGACGCAAGTAGATTTATAATATATTTGTTGTGACTATATGCGATTAAGTATAAAGAATATTATGACTCAACAGAAGGGTATGTAAATAAACAAGAAATGTCAAATCAGTTTGTTGTTACTTTTGAAATGGATATGTCAGATCCACAAAGCCAGAATAATTTACGAGAGAGATATAATGGATGTTTAATGTCCTATATTAATACATCAACAAATAATCAAAAAAAAGATTATAAATCAATTGGACTTTTTGATTTTAATAAAACAAAGAGTTTGTTTGAAAATAAATATACTGATGTTTGTTTTGACTTTTTATCTGCATCTTCGTCTAAAGTATTTCAATGAAATCTAAATGGTACTGAAATTTATAATAAAGAGTTACAAATAAAGGGATTTAATAATGATATAAATAGTTATTTATGGTCGTCTTTGATAAGACAAGCTTACCAGGAGAATTTTATTGAAAGCGTATCGGCCTCCTTAAATAAACCTAACGAAGATAATGTCGAAATTAAAACACCAGAAGTTCCGATACCTAAAGCTCTTACTAAAGAAGATATTAAATATGTATCGAGTGAGGCTGATGCTACTGATCAAAGAGCGAATGAGGAATTCGATAGTTATTATACAAACGCTTTAAATGCTGTTGCAAATCTTGTAAATGGAACAGCAGACGATAAAGAGTATCTCCTTGCAAGAAAAGTAATGCGTGAAAGTATTAGGTTTAGAAATATTGAATCACAATTAAGAACAGCTAAAATAGTAGCAGAGAATAACAAAAGGTACTCTAATTATATAGAAATAAGCCACAATGGAAATATAGGGATGGCTATTGTTATAGCAAATTTGTTTGGAACAAATCTTGTGAGATACAAAGTTGGAAAAGATGAATTTTCTTTTGTAGGAAAAGATCTTGAGGGTTGAGTAAAACAACAAAATTATATGGGATATAACAATTATAATAGTTCAGAAAGCGAGAGTAATATAAATGTTGAGCAGGAGCCTCCTGTGCCAAAAAGGCATATAAATGTTTACTACAACTATCCATTATTAAAAATGTCAGTATCTGATGATAAGTGGTTGAGTTATTTGGATACGTCTGTTGATAATTTTATAAGAACACAATTGATAGATCTTTTCGATAACACAAAAAATTCCGAGGCTCATTTTAAAACTCCGGGCGCAATGTCTTTTATAAGTTTATCTAATGATAAAATAGAAAGCTCTAACGGGCTAACAGACTTAAACAAACTTGTTTGACAGGCGAGTAAAAAAAATATAGGGACGATTTATCAAGATTCAGACTCTGACTATACATATAACGAAGATGGTAAGCACGAGTCATTAATATTTCAGCAGATATCCGATTTTGAATCACTAAAGTTTTCTGTTATTCCAAGAACTAAAGAATCAAAATTAGACGGCTTAACCAGAAAATTTATTGATAAAAATATACTAAATGACAAAGTTGTATGATTAGAAATTAAAATATCAGATACTAAATCTTTTATTTTAAACGATCACGAACAAAAAATTTATGCGAAAATTCAAAATGACGTCATAAAAGGGCTTGATACAAAAAATGTTGTAATGATGAACCAAATACATGATAACAATATTATATCGTTTAAGTCGTCGTCAGAAACTGTGTCAGATGCGCCGTACCAAATGGGAGTTTTTAATCCTCATATAGTAGGAGAGGATAGTTACCCAAATAGAATTCAAAACATAAGAAACGTTTTAAACGGAGTGGCAACAATATCTGACGAGGATAAGGCCAAAATAGATAACAGCCTTTCTCTGATGAAACTTATAGTTCAGTCTAGCGCACAAAGAACTGATAGTATAAAAAATATAGTGTCGTGAGCATGCAAAACGAATAGCTCTCTAGAAGATATAAATTTATTTAATTCTATTTCTGGATCTTATTTTATAAATGACATATCTAATGTTGGAACAAAGGAAAGGTTGATGTCGTCATTGTACGATTTGTTGTATTATCAAATAAGTGTGGATTCCTGATATGTACCAAAATTTCAACCATTCACACCATTTTTGCTTTATACCGGAGGAGATAAAACAAAATCAACATTTGATAAAATAGTATCAAATCCAAATTACGATGTAAGTAGTGATTCTTATTTACTTAGTCATCTGCATAATAGAATATCACCACAAAGTGGAATGTATTATATAAACGAAATGAGTTATAAAATTGACGATTCTGGGAATTTTACGCAATCATGAAAGGGTAAAAAATATGATTATGGTTTTGTAAATACTATCTATAAACAATTGTTTGCATCAAGAGAAGATTCTTATTTGTCACCAAATATAGAAGTGTATAATAAAAAATACAACACATTTCAATCTACAAATTTTATAGTACAAAATAATTTGTATAGCAATTCTGTCGACAAAAGTTTATATAATAGCGTAGGAAACGACACCTCCCTCAGCGCTGATAATTTATATTTAGATATGAAGTTAGGCACGCAATTTGAGTTCAAAGACACGTCAAGTTTCGTAAGCAAAACAAACTCGTTGTATGCTCAAAAATTTGAGTTTGAAAATAATATCTTAACTGTAACTAACGTGAAAAAGACATTGTACAATCTATTATTTAATTACAACTCAATGTTTGGGTTAACAAATAAAACAAATGATTACTTTAAAAATATAACGCTAAATAATAAATTATGAATAAAGTACTCTGATGATGTTGATGTGTCTGAGGTTTTTTTATCAAGAGCGAAGGATCGCACACAAGAGAGTTTAATTTATTTATTTGGAAACAATTGATTTCATTATGAGCCATTAAAAAAATATAATATGGAGCCTGAGAAGATTCTGTATTCGTGTAAAAACTTTATTTGAGACAACTTTTATTCTAATACTAATTTTCCGGATGATGCCGAGTTCAATTCTGGCAATGTTTTTAATAATGGCTATTCTTATGTTACCAATAAGGATGATAATTTTATAGAAACAGAAGAGGATTTGTTGAGCAAAATAAGTAAGTTTAATTTTGGAACTGGGTTATTTATCAACATTCAGAGATTTTCACATCCTTCTATTGACGAGAGAAATTTGGTTCCTTATCAAAAATTAGAGATTGACGGGGAGTTAATAACTCCAAGCATAATTACATCTTGTGATAAGTTTAAAATAAAAAACAATACCTACACTAACTTTGGCTGAAAATCTGTAGAAAAATACTTAGTACTAGACTCCTCTGCTATGATTAATTTCTTTAAAAACATAATGACGGAAATAGAGTTGCCTCCATCAAACATTTCTTTATCTTCTTGAAATGATTATAAATACTTAGTTAGTACCGAAAACTCTTATTTAGACAAGTGAGGGTTAAATGGTGATGTGAGCGATGTCGATCTTAATAATTTTATGAAAAAGTCTTTTGTGAGATCTGCATGAAACTTTATTGCAAACTACATGTATAATTATAGTAAATCAAAAATAGTAGCAAGTGTAGTAGGGTCTGCGTCTCAAATAGCTCTTCAGAAACAAAGCGTATCGTCTATAGAATCTTATAATAATTATTATGGTCAATTTGATATTAAAGACAATGAATATTCTGAGTATACTGATAAATTTGAGTCGAATTATTGAGATGTCTATTTTAGGAGTATATATAACGAAGTTGTGTTTGCAAAAATAGAGACAACAATAAATTCAATAACTGGACACTCAGAGTCCTATCTTAACGATTTAGTGAGATCTATGGAGCATGACTTAAAAAACGACTTTTCGGCAATTATATTAAATGGCAAATTTCAAGAGTTTTTAAATAAGTGATTGAGTGACAAAGCGGCTCCGTTCGCCACACAGCAGATTCAGAGCAATGATTGACTTAATGCCGGAAGATTATTACCTTTCGACTTCATATTCCACGATCTTGATCGAGGAAATAAATTAGATACTGTCAGATTTTCTGGAATTAGGTGAAATTACGACGACAAGGGATCAGGGCTCTTTGGAGGAGAGCTTTTTTCTAATCTATCTATAAGAGAAGTTCTGAATTATAATATTAGAAAAGAGAATTATTTAGAAGAGAAGAGTAATGCTAAGAAAAGAAGACAGAGTGACAGATTTTGAAAATTTTTTAAGACAAGAGCTGAGTTACAATCACACAAGTCAGAGTTTAAGGATGAAGTTATATACAATTTCAACAATCAAAAGTACTCTTTAGAAAAGTCAAAGGAGTACTTCCAAAGCAAGTACGGAAGAATAAGAATTTTTATTGATGACAGATGAACTTATGAGAAAATGGTAAAAAATTCAGAGAACAGTACAAATTAGACTTGACAATGTGAATTTGATATGTTATATTATTATATAATAAGTATATAATAAGCGCCCGCAAGGGCGCAATATAATATATATTAATAAAATAAATAAATAATAAATAGTTAATATTAAGGAATGTTATAATGAATATTAATGATCAATATAATCATATATTATCAATACTATCAAAATTGAATTTGGACAGCACAAATTGGCACCTGTATTCTAGAAACTATTTAAATATAACAACAGAATCCGAGCTAGATAGGTTGAGTTTAGAATCGGACATAGGCTTGTCATATAAATATTTAAACAATAAGCTATTTATACTGACAATATTCTCAGAAGATACTATTTATCAAATAAAATCATCGAACATAAATTTAACCGAGGCATTATTAAAGATAGAGACAAAAGTAGATAGAATTTATTTATGAAACTCCAGTCATCTTAGTAAATTTTTTAAGTCAAGTAAGTATATAGACACACAAATATTAAATAATATAATAACTAACGAAAAGGATGGTTATTTGGACGTAAGTTCGTCCTATAAAAAACAAGTAGATGTTTTCTTAGGGAGAGTGTATAAAAGCGATGAGTTTTACTTTTGTGTTCCAAATTCTATCTTATATAAAAGTATGTCAGTGGACGCGATATCCTCAGTATTGTATGGTAAGATTCTATATAGCATCTGCATTAAGCTAGACATGATATCATTATTTAGCAGATTATCGGAGTTAAGTATCGTGTTAAGTGACATAAATAAGAATTATATTTATGTAGACCCGAAAAAAGTTTTGAGGCTTGTCAAGTTAAAGAAGCCATCTAAACACTTAGACGCACTTTCAAAGTATATAATAAATAATAAAACATCGAAAATTCCTGTAGAATATAGGCACTTACGGTCAAAAACAGGAAGGATTATATTTGATAACAAAACTGGATTGTCAATAACTACATTGCCGCACACAAATATAAGAGAATGTATAATTCCAGAATATGATAAATTTGTTTCTTTCGATATTAAAGCAGCAGAGGTCTTTTATATATTTAAGACAAGCACAAAAATATTAAGTGATATAACTGTAGATGATAATTTTGATCTGTATAATTATTTAATATCGAAGTGTAGTCTGGCAAACGATAGGGAATTAGTCAAAGAAACAATAATTAAGTGGTTATACGGATCTACATCGTTCAATTCAGACGAAAATCTAATTATAGAATCCTTAAAATCACAATATCCAGAATTGTCGCACGATAACTTAGGGTATATTCCAGAGTATTATCAAACAAAATACAAAAGAATAATTAAGTTAGACAATAGTTTAACAAAATACTTAAACAATATTCCACAATCTGAATTTAGTGATGAAATGATTGATATTTTGTGTGAAATTTGGCGAAATCTTAAACTATATAACCTTAGAACAAAGATAAAATTCATAATCTATGATGAGATAATTTTTGATTGTCCTCAAGATGAAATTGAAATTGTAAAAAATATCATAAAGCAATGTGCCGATAAAAAATTTCCATATCGAGTTACAGAGGCTGAAAATTGGTTTAAAGTTAGTAAAAATTAAGGAGAGCGATTTATGGATTCAATAAGGACACTTATTACATTTGTTCCAACAGAATTTAACGATTCTGGCGAAGATGTTATGCAAAAGATAATTAAGACATCGCAAAGTATTATAGACAATTACGACGTTACTACAAGTTTATATGCCTACGAAAAAGATGATAGGAATAGATCGGTATTTATTACATATAAAGCTACAGTAGACGATTCTCAAAAAGAACCTAAAATTAATGGAACATATTTTATAAATAGAAATGCAAGAACAAATACTTTCTTTTCGATAAACGCATTAAATAGAATTTGTTTAAAAGAAATTGGAAGACAAGACCCTACTCATAGAGTTAACTGAGATAATTATAGAGATATGATATTTATAATTAAGACAAATAAGGATGGAGAAAAGGTTTTGGGAGAAAATAGAATTTCAAGAGTTTGCGTAGTGTCGATAGATAATGGAATTATCGAGGTAAACTAAATGAAAAAGAATACTATAACAGTATTTATGGGAATTGATCATTTTACAGAGTT